GATACTCCACCACCACCTAAATCACCTAGTCCTATGCAACAACGTATAGAGCCTATGATTTCTAGCTCACCAGTAAGTTATAACGGCAAAGCTGCTCCTGAACAACCACCACACCCGGAGATAACATGATCCTACTATACTTACGCATGGCACTTACTGTTTTGCTAAGTGCTTTCCTAGTGTTTCAGATTCATGCAGCAGAGACTAAGAAAGTCTGTCACATGGAGAAAGACCGTAAGGGCAAAGAGAATCAGGTTTGCCGAGAGGTCAAAGTCCATAAGAAACTGGATGCGACTAAAGTGCCTCCTAAATGAATCCTTACTTTCTACTCGGTTCCTTGGTTGCCGTTATCGTCGCGGCAGGTGCTGGATATTTTCAGGGGTCAGAGCATGGTAAGGCAGAGGTGCAACAAGCATGGGATAAGGAAAAAGCAGCTCAATATGCGGAGTACGCTAAGGGTCAAGAAGCGGCTAGGCAGAAGGAACAGGAGTTACAGGCAAACGCAGACAGACTGAGACAGGAAAAAGACCGTGAAATCAAGAATCTTAACGCTAGGGCTACTGCTCTCACTAACAGCTTGCAGCAGCGTCCGTCCATCTCCACCCAAGCAAGTGCCGTGTCCGGTTCCACCAGTTCTGGACAAAGTGGATGTACCCCAAGACAGCTTTATCGAGAAAGTGCAGAAGATTTTGTCAAAGTAGCAATAGAGGCTGATACTCTAAGACTAGCGTTAAGCCAATGCTATGCTCAATATGAGTCACTCAGAAAGTGAGTCCTGAGCCTCTGTAGCGATCTGTGAGGCTGTTTTTATCAACTGGTCATAGGAAAGACCACCCTTAGCAATTAAGCCTCCTAGAGCCGCTGCAAAGAACAGGTTCCAGTCATAGTCTTTAGCTGGCTTAGGTTCCTGCCACTTAGGATCATCCGGGTTTTTACGTGGTCTGCCCATTACAGTTTCCTCTGACAAGTAAATGCCTGAATATCAACTCTAAATGAGTTAGCAAATTTACAATCTGACGCTATCCTGCTCTCAGTCTGGATAGAACCTGCTTGGTAACCAATAACGGCAAGAACGATAGCCACCATCGATCTAGCCCACCAGTTATTGACCATCTCTAAGACCTTCTTGAGTTCTTCAAGCATCTTTAACGAATACTCCTTCTTTATTCAGGTAGCCAGTCCTATCCTTGATCTGGTCGTAAGCCAATGCAAAACAGGATTTCAAATCCACATCCTCAATAGCTGCAACCATAGTAAGACACACAAGAACGTCACCAAGTCCATCGATAATTGCGTCAGTGTCTCGCTTGGTAATTGCATCTGCTAGTTCCCCCATTTCGCTAAAAGCCTTGAGTAACTGCGTCTTGCTGTCCGAGTTCTGGATAATGCCTCTGGCTTCACCCCACCTAACGACTAATAACTCAGTCTGTTCATAGCTCATAGCATAGCCTTAATCTCTTTGACCGGAATATCAAAAGTCTCATGTACTTTCAGGATAAAGTCAGGCGTAACAGATGAATGACCATTGCGAATCTTGCTCAGTTTAGGTTGTTGGCAACCTAGCATAATCGCTAGTTGACGGTCATTCTTAATGTGGAATTTCTCTTTTAAAAAGTCTAATAGTTTCATTGGTTCCTCGTTATAGGTTATGCCCGTCTTTCCGGGCTGTCCGCATACTCACAAGGCATAGGAGCGTACCTGAGGAGACTCTTGCGTATGCTGCTGGAGTTACGCGCCACTACCAGCTAGGCGTGGATGGTGGGGGAATAACCACACAGGATTTATCCTTAACAAAATACTTGTTAAGCAAGTGCAGCTTTCCCCCATAACCTAGAAACAACTGGTATTACAGTTACCACCATAGCAACAGGTTGTACAAGTTACATACTGACCGTTATAGTAGTAGCTATGTGTAGTGCAGCTAGCCCATACCATAGGTGCTGTAACGGCAAGCCAGAGTGCGATTAGGTATTTCATAGTTCCTCCTAAAATGGCGTATCACTCAGATCATCATCAGGGAAATCCTCAACCTTCTTACGGGCTTTAGAGGGCTTAGAATCTTTAGGCTTAACTGCTAGGCTAAAGAACTTGCTACCGTCTTTCTTGGACTCTTTTAACCATCCTGAAAGCCAGTAATCAACACCATCGACGTTAAGTTGACCTGAGTAGTCAGGATGACTGTCACCCTTCTTGTTATGGTTCTTACCTAACGTACCGCGATTTGTATTGTCGTATTCCATGATTATCCTTGAGCAAATTTCTTAATGGCTGATCGTTGCTTGCTATCTAACTGTGACCAGAGGGCTGTTTTCCAGTCCGCATCTAGCTCCAGACTATTGATGTACTCGACTGCTTCTCCGACTCTATCCTTATGAATCATCATGATGATGTCGGCTGCATAGCTCTTAATCTCATCCTGAGACTGCTGGTCTAGCGTATCAAATACCGACTTAGTAATCGGCTTTGCAGAACGAGGCTCATCAGCACCAGTCGTAGCGTCTAGGGCATCATGTTCACAGATAGCTAGAGCCATGACCAGCAGATAGCGAGTAATGTACGTTATCGATGCTCCGAGGTTCTGTACTGGATGACAGCCTTTGAGTTCAGCACTAGCCATAGGGCAAGTGAACTTGGCTATTCCACCTTTCTCGGTGTCGATAACCTGCATCGTAGCTAAAGTATCAGTGAACTCTAGCGTATGTGATAAGCCTACTTCAGCAAAGATATTGTTTACAGTAGGCAGGAAGTCAGATAACTCAAAGTATTTATATCCAGCAAATTTATTGTGACCAGATTTCTTTAGCTCGACGTTTTGCAACTTAACGCGAGCCAACTGTAATTTGGTGTAAACATTTATCGAGGTCATATTATTTATCCTTTAGCGATTTTCCTAGTGATGAAGATATTGATAGGTTGTGTTTGCGTAGTAGTTTGTATTGTTGCAGCCTCCTTTTGCTCTTTCTTAATACGGTCGAAAGTCTTGCGAATGTTCGTCTTGCCACTTGGAACATACTTAAAGTCTTTATCTAGGATTGATGGGAAAGTTTTTTTCATAGAAAGCTGTCCATTAATAACGCTACGAGTAATAGTGCAGCGATCACTATACCAGCATGACGGTCTATGAAGTCTGCTAACTTATCGTCAGGATTAAAGAGTTTTCTCATAAGTTTCCCCTTTCGAGTTCGTCCACAATCTGCTGTACAGCGTGAGGTGTATTCTCTAACGCACGATAAGCCATGTAAACGATTTGTTTTTCGTAGTCCGATGCTGCTCTACGTTCCATACGGTCAATGAGTAAACGTAGTGCATAGACTATTTCGGCTAATTGCCAGTTATCAATCTCTGTGCGTGATGGATTCATCTTCTCTCCGCTTCACGATCTTTCATTTCTTGGTACAGCCAGTCACCTCGATCACGTTCTAAATCTTCTTTGGTTTCAACGTAATCTGGCAAGTTAGATTCTTTGACCAGTCGATTAACGATGCCTACCATGTTGCGACGAATAGCTGACTGCAACTTTGCAGGATCGGACTGGAACACAGCACAAGTCTCAAGAAGGATACAAAGTTCCTCCTCTAACCGTTCCTCGCGTGATTGATTTTGTGTATCCTTGTACATCGCAGTTAGCTTATCTGGAAAGCCATCTTGTAGCGTACCGATGAGGAACTGCTCTAGCTCTTGTTTATCGTCAAACATATCTAATCTCCTAGTTAGTTACCGCACAAGAATAGTAAAGGAATATAACGTATTTCTAAACAAAAACATTTCTATAGAGAACTGTATCTCAATAGAAACATTCTATAACGAAACCTTAGCACTTCTGGCACAATCATGGTTAAGAAAAAGACGTTACCAAAACAGCAACCTAAGCAAGAAACACCACGATTTTTACCTGCAGTCTCACCGCGAGGGCAACCTATTGGAAACCGAACATTTAAAACCCTTACGTCGAAAGTCCGGCACACTTGGAACGGGAACGATCTATAACTTTAGTACCCGTCTATGCCCTGTTTGCAAAAAGACAAGATCAATAGCGCAATTCAAGGATAGCGAGGTCTGTAGGACTTGCAACATTAGAAACGTAAAGGTATAGTCTATGGGAATGGCTAGAGTAGCTCTCGAAAAGACGATTCATCACCGTCCTGCCAAATCCCACCCAATTCGTGATGAGCCTTCTGATGAGAGGTCAATATGCATTACTACAAGCACCATATAGGTGACTTTCGGCGGGATACCGCTTCCTTATCCGATACCGACGCAATGGCTTATTTAAAGCTGCTGTGGATATATTACGACACAGAATTGCCGCTACCAGCAGACGCTAAGTTACTGGCTTTTAAGATCGGCTCAAACGTCGATACAGTTCAATTATTGCTCGATGCTTTCTTTACGTTAGACGGAAATGTTTACCGTCAGAAACGCTGTGATACTGAATTATTGGAATACAAAAACAAAGGTCAAAAGGCTAGAGAATCTGCGAACGCACGATGGAATAATGCGAACGCAATGCGAACGCATAGCGATAGCAATGCGAAAGCAACGAAAATCGATGCTAACCATAAACCAATAACCAATAACCAATTTAATAAAGAATATATTGATCGATTTGATACTTTCTGGAAACACTATCCTCGTAAGGTAGCAAAGCCTAATGCACTCAAGGCGTGGCTAAAACTGAAGCCTGATGATGACCTAACGAAAAAAATAATCTCAGCAATTTCTAACCAGAATCTTGCGTCTAGGGAACAGCAATTTATTCCGCATCCAGCGTCATGGCTCAATGCTCAACGTTGGGAGGATGAAATCAAGGTTGCCAGTACGACAGCCTTTCCTTTTGGAAGGAAAATTTTATGATCGGCAATTTTCTAAACAAGCTCGACAAGGTTCAAGGTAAGCGCGGTCATTGGATAGCCTGTTGTCCAGCACATGAGGATAAGCGTCCATCCTTAGCGATTACCGAGACTGATGACGGACGCATTTTGCTGAAGTGCTTTGCTGGTTGTTCGGCTTACGAAGTGGTTTCAGCCGTAGGAATGGACTTGACTGATCTGTTTCCTAAAGATCAATCTTTGACACCCTATAACGGTAACAAACCAGTCAAGCGACCTTTCTATGCAACAGACCTAATGAAAATAATCCAATTTGAGGCACTTATTACGTCCATAGTGGCGTTTGATTTGTCCGAAGGTAGGCAAGTATCAGACACCGATAAAAAACGGCTTAAAACGGCTTTTATACGAATTAACGAAGCGATAAGTTATTTATGAACTTTCGAGCAGACCTAGACCGAGGTATCGCAGTCGAGCAAAAGGTTTTATCGATTATCAGGAAGAAGCATCCATGCGCTACGTTAGTTGAAGGGTTCAAGGGTTATGACATTTGGATACCTGAGACTAGGCAAGGAATCGAAGTTAAGTACGATCCGATGTCTAACGAGACAGGGAATGTTGTTGTAGAGATAGAAATGTCAGGAGTTCCATCAGCGTTATTTACGACTCAAGCGGAATGGTGGGTGTTTTACGATGGAAATGTATTTGCTTGGATGAAGCCAAGAAACATTTTTGCTTGCATCATCCTGAATAAGCTGCAATATGTTGAGTTCGTCGGTGTTGGCGATAGGAATAAAAAGAAAGCGTTTTTGATACCGAAAGAGTTACTTTTCAAATATGCGAAGGTTGTAAAGGAAAACTATGAAAGAAAGTAAGCTGGTGGAATTAGGCTTTAGCGAAGTAGTACCAGGGTTTTGGGTAGGTAGCGTATTTGCCTTAAATAAACTTTATCAACAAGGGAGACAGGATGAGTCTGGAGCAACGAGCAGAGCAGCTAGACGAGGCGAGGAGACTGAGGATTATCAAGTCGGATAGCATTGACGTAGAGAAATATCTTCATGCCAACGATGTAACGCTAAAGGTAAAACAGGCTAGGGATTTCTTAGATGCAATAAAGGAAAGCTATCTCAGCACTACGAGAGATGCAAAAATACTATTGCCTTGGACTAAGACGCACGATTCTTTTGCGTTTAGACCCGGAGAAGTAACGGTTTATGCGGGTTCTAACGGCGGTGGCAAGTCGTTATTGACTGGACAGATAGCTTTGCACCTAGTGAAGCAGAAACAATGCGTTTGCATTGCGTCGTTCGAGATGAAGCCACAAAAGACGTTAGAAAGGATGCTGCGACAGTTTGCAGGTGAGTATGTAGATGATCCGCTAACGTCAGATCGTGAGGGTTACATCACAAAACTTCTAGCAAGATTAGAGAAATATACCGCTGACTCGTTATATTTATACGACCAGCAGGGAACAACTAGCCCTGACAAAGTGATAGCAATGTCGAGATATTGCGCTATGGAACTAGGTGTCCAGCATATCTTTATCGATTCGCTAATGAAAACAGTAAAGAACGAGGATGACTTTAACGGTCAGAAGAACTTTATCGATGAGCTAACGGCATTGGCTCGTGACCATAACGTACACATTCACCTAGTCCACCATATCCGCAAACAGCAGTCAGACGAGGTTACGCCGAATAAGAATGACTTGAAAGGGAGTGGTTCCATTAGCGATCAGGTGGATAACGTCTTTCTGGTGTGGCGCAACAAAAAGAAAGAAAACCAGAGAAATCGTGGTGAGCAGATCGACGAATCTCAGGGAGATTGTTACCTAATGTGCGAGAAACAACGTAATGGTGAATCTCAGGACTGGTATCAACTCTGGTATCACTCGGCAAGTCAGCAGTTTGTGGAGAGTGCAACATCAAGACCTATGGACTTTGACAACAATGGACGTTTTAGAGACTGAAAGACATCGATGCGAGGTTAGGCAGGTACTAGCGTGGAGAGCAGCAGACAGAGATTCAGCGTTACGTTATCTGAGCGTTGTGAGACAGAAACGTGGGCATAAAGCGGCTGACCAACTAGAGGCTGACTGTAAACAGCAATGGGGTTTAGGAAACCGAGGCAAGAAAGGGGATTGGCGTGGATAACTATGAATTACACATGAAAACACATACCTGCCATGCTGACTGTCAGAATCCAATCTGTGTAGCGGTAAGGAAGGCTTTAGCGGAAGAACGAGAGGAGTGTGCAAGGCATTTTGATGAGGACGCTAACAGATCACATTACGGATACCACATTTCATCCTATATCCGTTCAAGGGGTCAGAATGGTCTTTAAGCGCGTGGATACAAACCAGACGCAGATAGTCCGAGAACTTCGTAGGTTAGGTATGGAGGTACTACACCTGCACTCGGTTCATCATGGGTGTCCGGACATTCTAGTTGGTTACAAAGGTAGAAACATTTTGTTAGAAATAAAGAAAGACGAGAAAGCCAAGCTAACACCAGATCAGGAGGTATGGCACAAGATGTGGCGAGGTCAGGTAGCGGTAGTGTCTAACCCACAGGCTGCGATTAAGGCTGTAAGACTTGCTTGTAATGAAACTATTGAGGAATGATTCTTAATAGAAATATTTATGTTGCGATCTGGAATTACTTTAGCTATAGTTACTTCACAGCAGCACAATATTCATTAACTAGGAGCTGAGATGGAAAAGTTACTTAAAACTCTGGAAAAAAAGTTAAAAACCCTTGAGTCAAGAATTGCTACATTAGAAGCAAAAGCAAAGTCTGGAACTGATTTTGGTGCTATCGGTCAAATGAATTTTCTAGCAAGGGAATATCGTCGCAATATTCAATCAATAAAGCAGCGAATCGTATAAATAAATACCGGGGGAAACCCCGGTTCCTACTATGAACTCAATCGATCCTCACGAAGCAATTAACTACATGATTAAGAACGCTAAAGCCTATGCCCAAGCTAAGGCTGAGGTGACTTACTTAGAGGAGTTTCGTAAAAGCAAGAAAGCTATGTTATTCAGTTCGGCTATCGGGAATACGGTAGCGGATCGTGAGAATCAGGCTTATAGCCATCCAGATTACTTAGCGGTGCTAGATGGGCTTAAGGCGGCTGTAGAGAAGGCTGAAGGGCTTAGATGGATGCTGGTAGCAGCACAGGCAAGGATAGATGTCTGGAGGTCGCAGGAGGCTTCTAATCGTGGTTTAGACCGGATTACTCAATAGGTGATGATATGAACGAGATAGATGATTCCAACTTAGCACAATGCTGTTCCTGTGGGTTTGTAGACTATTGGGATGAGATTCCAAAGGGCAGATGTGTATTCTCAGAGGACTATTTGACAGAATGTCCTGAATGTGGGGATGTAGACGGATTTGCCGATTACGATCCAGAAAGAGCCAAGCGAATAAATGAAAAAAAGCGAAGCCAAATACCTAGCTAAAGTGGCTGACATAGGCTGCATTATCTGTTATAAAAATGGTTATCCCGGCACTCCGGCAGAAATTCATCATACTCGAGGATTAGGGCTTGGGATGGGAGTTCGGAACTCTCACGACAATGTTTTGCCGTTATGTCCTGAGCATCATAGGGGAAATACTGGCTATCATGGGCTTGGTCGTAAGGCTTTCGAGCGTAAATATGGTGTAACTGAGGCAGAACTTCAGGACGAACTAGCGGAGTTGCTAAATGAAAAAGATGACTAAGATGCAAAAGAAAATTGGTAAAGTCATGGGGGAGTTCAAGGAAGGAACTTTACATTCTGGCAAGGGTGGTCCAGTAGTTAAAAACCCGAAACAGGCTATTGCCATTGCTTTGAGCGAGGCAAAGATGGCTAAAAAGGGTAAAAAATGAAGCCCGGACTCTATGCAAATATCCATGCCAAGCGTAAGCGGATAGAAGCTGGCAGCAAGGAGAAGATGCGTAAGCCGGGATCAAAAGGTGCGCCAACGGCTAAAGCCTTCAAACAGGCTGCTAAAACCGCTAAGGTCAAGAAATGAAGAATTGCCCTAAAGCCACCTACGATATTCAATACAATCTGAAAAAACGCGATTGGGCTTTCAAGAACGTAGGCTATGGTCCTGCGAATCCTGAAGAACCAAAGGATTTTTGGGATAAACGAGCCGAGGAGTGGAATACGACTCCTGAAAATGCTCAAACGATGCGTTGTGGCAACTGTTCTGCTTTTATCCAGACTCCTGAAATGATGGAGTGCATCATTAAGGGTATTCAGGGTGAGGAATCTGACGCTGAGACTTACGCTAACGAGGTCGTAGATTCGGCTGATCTGGGTTATTGTGAGCTTTTCGAGTTCAAGTGTGCAGCAGATAGGACTTGTTCGGCTTGGCTAGTTGGTGGTCCTGTAACGGAAAAGATGTCAAACCGTGAAAAGACCATGCTAAAGATGGCTAAGATGGAAGCTGAGAACGAATACGGAGAAATGGAAGATGAAGAAAACTCCGGCATGGACGAGGACTGAGGGTAAGAATCCTAAAGGCGGCTTAAACGCTAAGGGTAGAGCCTCCTACGAAGCTGCTAACCCCGGTTCTGACCTAAAGGCTCCTGTAAAGTCAGGAGATAACCCTAGACGCGCTAGTTTCCTAGCCCGTATGGGCAATATGCCGGGAGCAGAGCGCAAACCTAACGGTGAGCCTACTCGGTTACTCCTAAGCCTAAAGGCATGGGGAGCTAGTTCTAAGGCTGATGCCAGAGCTAAAGCTAAAGCCATTTCCGCACGAAATAAAAAGTGAGCCATCAGAGCCAGCTAGACTTTGTAGCGATGGTTAAGCGTCGCTTTCCGCAATTCTTTTCCGGCAAGAAAGTCTTAGAGATAGGTAGTCTGGACATTAACGGTTCAGTCCGTCAGTTCTTTGAGGATTGTGAGTATCTCGGCGTTGACTTAGGGGAAGGTAAGGGCGTTGATCTGGTTGCTAAGGGAGAGGAACTAGACTTCCCTGACAAGAGTTTCAACGTAGCAATATCCTGTGAGTGTTTCGAGCATAATCCTCAATGGGTAAAGACGTTCGAGAACATGGTTCGGATGGCTTCAGGCATCGTCATCATGACCTGTGCTACGACTGGCAGACATGAGCATGGAACGAGGCGCACAAGTCCAGAGGATGCGCCATTTTGCGGTGATTACTACAGAAACCTAACGGAGCAGGATTTCTTGCAAAACTGCGATATGGACAAGTTCCTACATTACGAGTTTAGTAGTAACTCTAGTCCAGCAGACCTTTACTTTTGGGGCTTATGCAAGCCATAGTTATCTGTACGGTGAGTAATCCCGGCATTAGCGTATTGCTAGAAAGCATCAAGGTATATGCACCATCATTACCCGTTTACATTTATAGCGTTGACATTGCCAGAGGAGAGAGATTCCGACGAATCTTGCCCAATGTTATCGTCAGACCCAATACTGGTAGAAATTTTGGAGACTCATATAATGAAGCCATCAGCGACGTTTTTGGAAGGGTCGCAGTCGATTCATTGATTGTAGCTAACGATGATGTTGTACTTAATCCAAGTACACTAGCACTATTAAGGGAAGATAAGCAGATTCTTGAGGAAAACGGGCAGAAGATAGGTTTCTTAGGTGCAAGAAGCGACTATGTGTTGCCAGATCAGAATATTAGGTTTGAAGGTGGCGGTAGAGATGGGGTGAGATGGAGTCATGAGAATTTCATCAAGGAAACTCAGGTGATAGCACCCATATTTGCCACGATAACGAGAGAAGCTTGGGATACGGCAAAGTTTCCTAGCACTAATTGGTATTCAGATAATATAATTTGCCATGACCTGCAAAAAGCGGGCTATAGGCATTTCGTAAGTAGGGCGTATGTTCATCACGCTGGAAGTCAAACAGTAGGGATGGACTACCAGAAATGCCATGAGGAACCTAGGGCGTGGATAAAAGAAAACCGTCCTGATATGTACACAGCCATTTACGCATGACACCGAGAGGTAATGCTTGCAGATCAAAAAAGTTGAAGTTGAGAAACTTATTCCTTACGTTCGGAATAGCCGGACACATTCGGATGCTCAGGTAGCGCAGATAGCAGCCAGCATTAAGGAGTTTGGGTGGACTAACCCGATCCTAGTGGATGGAGAGAACGGGATCATAGCGGGGCATGGAAGGCTATTAGCGGCTAGGAAACTAGGGGCTAAGGATGTTCCTGTCATTGAGCTATCTCACCTAACGGAAAGCCAGAAAAGGGCTTATGTCATAGCGGATAACCAGTTAGCGATGAACGCTGGTTGGGATACAGCGATGCTGACGCTAGAGTTAGCAGATTTGAAAGAGTCCGAGTTTGACTTAGACCTGATTGGATTTGACGCAAAAGAGCTAGAGAAGCTGCTGGAGCCGGAACAGGTGGATGGGCTAACGGACGAGGATGCCGTACCTGATGCGCCAGAGGAGCCTAAGACTAAGCTAGGGGATATATATCAGTTAGGCAATCACCGGTTGATGTGTGGGGATAGCACTAGCATTGATGCCGTAGAGAAACTAATGGATGGTCAGAAAGCCGATATGGTGTTTACTGATCCTCCGTACAACGTGGCATTTAATGGACGTAGCGGCAAGCACGACGTAATTAAAAACGACAACTTGCCAGATATAGAATTTAGGAATTTCATTGCGGAAATATGTAGCGTAATTAAACTTGTTGACCCAAAGGCGTATTACATTTGGTGCAACTGGAAGTTTTATGGCGTACTACAAGAGTTGCTTGAGTACAAAACCTGTATCGTTTGGGCTAAGAATGTTTTTGGTATGGGGCAAGGCTATAGGCATCAACATGAGTTTTGCTTGTTTTACGGCAAAATTGATGAAGTTGTTAAAAATGAAAGTGATTTGTGGGAAATTAAAAAAGACACAAATTATGTCCACCCAACACAAAAGCCAGTTGCGTTGTCCGTAAGGGCATTTGGCAATCATGTAAAGTTGCTAAATGTGCTAGATTTGTTTGGTGGTAGTGGCAGCACTTTAATAGGCGCAGAACAAACGGGTCGTAAAGCATTCTTAATGGAACTAGACCCTAAATACTGTGATGTAATAGTAAAGCGGTGGGAAGATTTCACAGGCAAGAAAGCCGTATTGTTGACAGAAGCGTAACAGTTCCCCTTAAGAAAACATTTTATGACTTTGGAACATAAACCGAGTGATGAACAGAGGAAACTTGTTGAGACATCAGCAGGTCTAGGCTTGCCTCATGAGCAGATAGGTGCGTTAGTAGGGATAGATGACAAGACCTTACGCAAGCACTATAGGCATGAACTAGACATAGGCAAGGCTAAAGCCAGCGCACAGATAGCCAAGACGCTGTTTACTAAGGCTCAGGGCGGGGATACGACTGCGTTGATCTGGTGGACTAAGGCTCAAATGCGTTGGGCTGAAACGCAGAGGCAAGAGGTAACAGGGGCTAACGGTGGCGCACAAGAGATGGTGGTTAAATGGGGAGGTAGGCATGAAGTACCGAAAGATGACTAATTGTCCGAGTTGCAGCGCATTTCTTGTTAGCGGCAAATGCTTGAATTGTGGGTATCGTGGCTGAAATCGTCATTGACTACGAGCCTAGAGCGCAGCAGCTAGAGATACATGATGCCATTGAGCAGCATCGTTTTACTGTGGTGGTTGCCCATCGTCGTATGGGAAAGACTGTTAGCGCAATCAATCATCTTATCAAGTCCGCTATCGAGTGCGACAAGCCAGACCCAAGATTTGCCTACATTGCGCCTACCTACGGGCAAGCCAAACGAGTAGCGTGGGATTACCTACAGAAGTACACCAGACCACTAGGAGCTACCTACAATGTCTCTGAGTTACGTGCTGATTTTTATGGGCGTAGGGTTAGTCTATACGGGTCTGATAATCCTGACAGTCTTAGGGGTCAGTATTTTGATGGCGTGGTTATCGACGAAGTTGGCGATCAGAACCCACGTATTTGGAACGAAATCATCCGACCTGCTCTTGCCGACCGTCGTGGGTGGGCTTGTTTCATTGGCACTCCTAAAGGCAATAACCATTTCGCTGAACTAGCGGATAGAGCCAAGTCTGAGGAAGGCTGGAAGTTCCTAGAGTTCAAGGCTAGTCAGACAGGCGTTTTGCCTAACGAGGAACTTAAAGCAGCCTATCGAGAGATGGGTGAGGACAGGTATAACCAAGAGTTCGAGTGTTCCTTTAACGCAGCGGTTGAGGGGTCTTACTATGGCAAAATTATTAACGAGCTTGAAGGGAATAGCCATATTACTGATTTTCCTCGTGATGATCTGTGCCGTAGCTTTACTGCATGGGATATTGGAATGGGTGACAGTACAGCTATATGGGTTGCTCAATTGGCTGGAAAAGAGATTAGATTACTCGATTTCGTCGAAAACCATGGACAGGGATTAGATTGGTACGTCAATTGGCTACGAGAGAACGATTACGAGGGATTCAGCCATATCCTTCCCCATGACGTACAGGTAAGGGAATTAGGCACAGGAAAGAGCCGTAAGGAAGTCTTAGAGGAAGCAGGGCTATCGATAACGGTTGCGCCTAGACTTAATGTAGCTGATGGGATACAGGCTGTCAGGAGATTGCTGCCTCGGTGCTGGTTCCATCCGAGGGTTAAGCAGGGGTTGGATGCGCTGAGGAACTACCGTCGGGAGCATGACGAGAAGCGGCAGATATTCTATGAAAAGCCGCTACATGACTGGTCTAGCCATGCCGCTGACGCTTTTAGATACCTCGCAATAGGTCTTGACGAGCGAGATAGTTCATGGCAGACAACGTTGCCAATTTCTACAAAATGGATTGTATAATAGGCAAAACTCCGTAAGGATGTGCTATGAAGATGGATTCCGGTCAGATCAAAAGTATTATCGAGAATGAAATCGATAATTCCATCGGTTACATTGATACCGAGACTACAGACCAACGGGCTAAGGCTCTAGAGTATTACCTGCGTTATCCCTATGGTAACGAGATTGAAGGACGCAGCCAGATCGTTACTGGCGAGGTAGCTGAGGCTATCGATGGTGCGTTACCCCAACTTATCCGAGTCTTTACGACTACCGAGGATATTGTCTCTTTTGAGCCACAGACTCCAGAAGATGAGCAGTCTGCTAAACAGGCTACAGACTATTGCAACTGGGTGTTCTACCGGGAAAATGACGGTCTAATCATCCTGCATAACTGGTTCAAAGACGCGCTGATGATGAAGGTCGGCGTAGTCAAGGCGTACTGGGAAGCCAAAGAGGACGTTAATAAAGAGTCCTACAAGAACCTGACCGAAGATGAATTAGCCCTGCTACTGTCTGATCCTGCTATCGAGGTGGTCAGCCAGAACGTCGAATTTATCGATGGTGGCGTTGATCCTATGGGTATGCCGATCCAGATTCCGCTGTACTCGGTCAAGGTCAAGAAGGTCAAGAAATACGGCTGCGTCAAGATTGAGAACGTACCGCCAGAAGAATTCTTGATTAGCAAATCGGCAAGAACTATTGAGGATAGCCCGTTTGTGGCTCATCGTCGGTTGCTGACTCGCTCAGAGTTGGTAGCGATGGGGTTCGATAAGGATGTGGTCGAGGGATTGCCTTCTTACGATGATCTCCAGTACACAGTCGAGCGAGTAGCTCGATTCTCTCAGGGTGAGCAGCCGGATGAAAATATTAGCCTTGACCCTACGATGCAGGTCTGTGAGGTCTATGAGTGCTATATCAAGATTGACGTTAATGGCGACGGTATCGCTGAACTGCGTAAGATCGTTTATGCAGGTAGCGAAATCCTAGATGACGAGGAATGTGACCTAGTTCCATTCCATAGCCTGTGTCCGATCCCGATCCCGCATAAATTTTTTGGACAGTCGCTAGCAGACCGGACGATGGACATCCAGCTAATCAAGTCCACTGTAACCCGTCAGATGCTCGACAACCTGTACCTAACGAACAATGCCCGTCTGGGTGTGGTTGATGGTCAGGTGAACTTAGATGACGCGCTAAACGCTACTCCGGGTGGGATTATCCGCATGAAGTCTCAGGGTGCGATTATGCCTGTCGAGGTTCCTGCGGTAACGGCTCAGGCTTTCCCGATGCTTGAGTACATGGATGCGGTTCAGGCTAAACGTACAGGCGTTAGCGACCAGCAGCAGGGTCTTGACCCTGACGTGCTGAATAACGTATCGGCTACGGCTATTGCCGCGATGATGAAGTCGAACTCTGGCAAGCTGGAGTTGATCGCTAGAATCTTTGCTGAGACAGGCGTGAAGTCGCTGTTTAAGGGCATTTTGCATCTATTGGGCAAGTATCAGGATCAGGCAAAGATTGTCCGTATGCGTGGCAAGTTTGTGGCATTTGATCCTCGTACATGGACGAATCAGTACGACGTGGCGATTAACGTTGGCTTGGGTTCAGGTGACCGGGATCAGAAACTAGCCATGCTCCAGATGATTCTAGGCAAGCAGGAACAAGCCTTGATGCAGTTCGGTGCGTCTAACCCATTGGTGTCGGTGGCTCAGTACCGCGATACCTTGGCTAGACTGATTGAATCGGCTGGCTTTAAGGATGCCAAGGCATTCATTAACGAGATCAGCCCTGAGCAGAACGCACAACTGTCTCAGCCACAGGAACCGCCACCAGATATGCAAGCAGAGGCTACTCGTCTGTTGGCTCAAGTAGAGCGTGAGAAGACCGAGGCTAAGGCTCAGATTGAGGCTGCAAAGCTCCAGCTAGAGAAGCAGTCGCTTGAGGCTGAATATACTCGCAAGGGTATTGAGATTGCTATGAAAGCCGAGCAAAACGCAGCAGATATGCGGATTAAGGAAGCAGAGCTAGCGGTCAAGCAGTTGCAAGCGATTCTAGCGATGGACTTGGCTGACGAGGATAGCCGTAACAAACAGGCTGATATTGTCCTGAAAGCGATTAAAGAGCTAGGTAACCTAACGTCAAGGCAGATGTAAATGGGATTGCTAGACGAAATCATCCAGCAGGGGATTAGGTCTTACGGTGCTAGATTTGCCGAAAAAATGTCTGACCCATTGGAAATGAAGGGTAAGGGATATTTCGGGAAGTTGCCAACTGGCGACGGATTTGCCACTGAGATTTCAATGACTGATGATAGCGGCAGAAGTTTCCCGGCATTGGTTCCAACCCTTACGCAAGATGAGGTTAATTCATTGTTAAGAGGGAATGACGTAACTGATGATATGTACCGCAAGGCTGAGTCATTTGCTAACTATCGTCAGTCTCAGGGGATGTCTCCATTTGCGTCACCAAATGAATTGCGTGTTCCTGTAGGATTATTGGGGTACTAATGGCTGGCTTACTGAGCGATATTCTAGGTCTGATAGACAGGGCTAAACAGTCCACTAGGGCTAATGTTGGCTTGTTAATGGACAACCCACAAGAGTACGGTCGGCAGATTAACGAGTCGGCTAGAGACATCAACCGACAGGATACGCTAGCGGTTCAGGGTCAAAATGCCATGCTTTCAGGTATGCAGCCGAGTCCTGAGCAAATGGCTGCGATGGCGGCTATGCGTCAACGTGCTGAAAACTTAGCGATGGGCTTTGCTGGCTCTACGAAACCGTTGAATAATCCGGCAAACACTTTGGAAAGAATGTCACCGTGGTTCATAAAGTATCCTAAAGCAGATAAGGTAGTTGATGGGCTTAATGTTGGCAAAGAAGTAAAAAACATGAGTTCAATCCCGGCTTCCTTTGGGAAATATGAGGTTGAAAAAGGTATTAAGTCCGTTCCAATGAGCGAATTCCCGGCATCAAATCCTTACCAAATGTTTAGGTCAAGTGATGATATAAAAAGGGTGCAGGAGTTGGCAGATCAAATTAAGGCAAACAAGCGAATTGATCCTTTGATTGTGGCTGTTGATAAAAAGGGGTCTTATGTCCTAGAGGGTGGGCATCGGCTTGGGGCGTTAAATCTGTTGGGCATTAAAAATTTCCCAGCAGTAATAGTTAGGGATTTAGATTAAATATGGACAAATCTCTTTGGGCTGAGAATCTGCTGAAAGATGAGTGGTTCCAACAGATGATGTCGGAACTAAAGACAGCAGAACTTAACAAGTTTGCATTGAGCCAGTATGATGACATCTCGACTAGAGAACAGGCATACATGACGCTTAGGACGCTAGATATTGTCGAAACGTACCTTGAAGGGCTATCGGCACAGAAGAAGATTGATGCTAAAAAACTAAAGATTTTGTAATCCGAGTCGGGCGGTTCCCGATATAATTTAGGAAATATATATGAGCGATACTGGAAGTATGACCCCGGAAGGGAATACTCAGTTAGACGTAGGTGGTGCAGCCGACGCTATCATGGGTCTTATGGGTGGGCAAGAAGGCTCCGAACAGGAACAACCGGAAACCCAACTCGAAGCCAATGATAGCGAAGCCGAATCCGAGGAGTCTTATGACGAATCGGAGGTAGAACAAGATGAAGGCGAAGAAGAAGCCGAGGAGCCTCCTAAATACAGGGTTAAAGCCGCTGGTGAGGAAAAAGAGGTAACCCTTGATGAGCTTATCAAGTCTTATCAACTTGGCACAGACTATACGAAGAAATCGCAAGCCGTAGCTGAAGAACGCAAAGCCGTAGAAGCAGAGAGGCAGCGTATCGAGGAAGCTAGGTATCTGCGTGACCAATACGCAGAACGGTTGCAGGTGATTGAGCAGATGCTTAACCAGCAGCCGGAAACTGAGAATCTGGAGTATCTGAAGGAAACCGATCCTATCGGTTACGCAGTTAAGGTTGCAGAGTTATCACAGCGGGAAAAGCAGTTAGCTCAAGTTCAGGCTGAACGACAGCGAATTGCGATGCAGCAGGATCAGGAACGTCAGGAGCAACTCGGTCATGTGATACAGGCTGAAGCTCGTAAGCTGGCAGAGGCAATACCTGAATATGCTGATCCGCAGAAAGGTGAATTAACTCGGCGGGAACTGAGGGAGTTTGGTCTTAGGTTAGGGTTTTCAGAGCAAGAGTTATCGGGAGTTTATGACTCTCGGCAGGTTCTAACGCTATGGAAGGCGATGCAATACGACAAGTTGCAATCGTCTAAACCGGGAATAACCAAGCGTGTGAATGAGGCTCCAAAGGTTGTTAAGTCTGGAGTTTCTCAGCCGCGTGAGGGTAGCGATGAACTGAAAAAGTTAAAAGCGCGAGCAAAGCAGACCGGAAGGGTCGCTGATGCCGCAAAAGCATTTGAACGATTCTTATAGGAAATTATCATGCCTACATTTACAGCACATAGCGCGATTGGTCAGCGCGAAGATTTGACCGACATCATCTATGACATCTCGCCTACCGAAACTCCTTTCATGAGTTCGATTGGCAAGACTAAAGCTACAGCCGTTTATCATGAGTGGCAGACTGATAGCCTAGCTGCTGCTACGACTGCTAACGCTGCTGTTGAAGGTGCAGACGCTACTTCAGCTACTCTGTCTCCTACCGTCCGTCTTGGTAACTACACTCAGATTATCCAAAAGACCGTTCAGGTTTCGGGTACTCTGGATACCGTCAACAAGGCAGGTCGTAAGTCGGAAAAGGCTTACCAGTTGGCTAAAGCATCGGCTGAACTGAAGCGTGATCTGGAAACTATCCTGTTGGCTAACCAAGGTCGTTCGGCTGGTACATCGACCGTTGCTCGTAAGCTCGGTTCGATCCTGTCATGGATCAAGACTAACTCGGACGTAGGTTCGGGCGGTGCTGATCCTGCAACTATCGGTGTTTCGACTCGTACTGACGGTACACAGCGTACCTTTACCGAGACTCTGCTGAAATCGGTAGTGTCTGAGGTATTTGTATCGGGTGGTTCGCCTAAGATTCTGATGGTGGGTGCTGCTGGTAAGCAGAAGGTTAGCTCGTTTGCTGGTATCGCTGCACAGCGTTACATGGCTCCGGGTAACACTCCGACCACCATTATCGGTGCGGCTGACGTTTATATGTCTGACTTTGGCACGATGTCGGTTGTTCCTAACCGCTTCATGCGTACTCGTGATGCTCTGGTACTCGACCCAGAATACGCAGCACTAGCGTATCTGCGTCCGTTCCAGACTAACGATCTGGCTAAGACTGGTGACTCTGAGAATACTCAGTTGCTGGCTGAAGTCACTCTGGAAGTTAAGAACGAAGCAGCACATGGCATTATCGCTGACTTGGATATGTCGCTGTAATTAGTAGCAAATCCTCCTAGCCTTCGGGCTAGGGGGAACTACGAAAGGATTTATGAGTATTCCGATACGGACTCAAACAGCATATGAGGATGGTGACGGTGGTATCGTCATCGAGACTAAACAGGACGTTACCGAGATCATTGAGGCTAACAAGGCTCAATTAGATTTCGATAAAGAGCGCAAAGGGCATCTTAACGAACTGCACCATGTAGCCAGAATACCTTTTACGGTGATTGATGTATTGAACCAGAAAGGGATTATGAAAGGCTTTAACGTGGTGGATGATGTTGGGTTTGCTAAATGGCTAAACGACCCTGATAATGCTGTTTGGAAAACGTATCGAGGAACTGTATGAGAGTTGGTGTTTGCGTACCATGTAGGGATGAGGTTCACACAGGTTTTGCTTTTGATTTTGCTCGAATGGCGGCTCATGATGCGTCAGTCCGTTGTAAAGATGGCAAAGGCGGTTTGAGCTTATACACAATGCCGGGAACGCTGATATTTGACCAGCGTGAGAAGTTGGCAGAAGTAGCGTTTAAAGAAGGTTGCGACGCAGTATTGTTCATTGATAGCGATATGCGGTTCCCTCACGATATTATTAGCATTATGCTAAGTCGTGAAGTGCCGATAGTTGGTGTCAATGCAACGACTAGACGTAAGCCAGTAACACCGACTGCGAAGATGTTGCGTAAGTACATGGATGGGGAGACTCTCGTTCATGAATGGTCGAACATTGATTCTCGCGGTAAAGAAGGAATTGAGGCGGTTACAGCGGTAGGGTTTGGTGCTGTGATGATCCGTCGAGAGGTATTTGAAAAGACTGGCAGACCTTGGTTTGATGCTGGATGGGGTGCTAGTGGTGTCTGTGGTGAGGATGTCTATTTCTGCGTCAAGGCTGGTTCTGAGGGCTTTCAGACGTATGTAGACCATGAGCTATCAATGCACATCCGACACATAGGAACTTATGAGTACGGATGGAAAGACTTTGAGCAGTTAGAGGAATAACATGGCATTTACCAGCTACAGCGACTTAAAGACTACGATAGCGAACTATCTAGCTCGTAGTGACCTGTCATCAGTTATTCCAGACTTTATTAGGCTTTCGGAAGAACGACTCCGCAGAGAGTTGAGAATTCGTCAAATGTTAGTTGTTGCAACGACAACTACGACAGGAGGCAACTCTAAGATCGGGTTGCCTTCTGACTTTTTAGAGATGCGTGACATTCACCTGAATACGAATCCGGTGTTTACGTTGCGTTACAAGGCTCCTAATTCCTTTTACGAAACTGCTCGCGTTACTGAGTCTGGCAGACCAGTTGATTACACAATCCTTGGTTCAGACATTCAGTTAGCTCCTGTTCCTGATACGGCATACGAGGTTCAAATGCTGTATTACGCAAAGCCTCCGCTGTTGAGTGACAGCAATGCCAGTAACGTATTCCTAGCGAATTGTCCTGATGCTTTGCTATATGGTGCATTAGCTGAAGCAGAGCCGTATCTGATGAACGATAACCGTATTCAGGTATGGGCAAGCCTCTATGACCGTTCGGTTAGCGGTATTTCTACGTCTGACCAAGCAGGAGAGTACAGCGGTCAACCTATGTCAATGTCTTATAACGTGAGGTAAATCATGGCAGAGATGTCAAACTACCTAGAGAACGCTCTGATTAATGCGACTCTACGGAATACAACTTATACAAGCCCATCAACAGTTTATGTTGGGTTGTTTACTACCGATCCTACTGACGCTGGTACAGGCACAGAGGTATCTGGTGGATCTTACGCGAGAGTTGCTGTGACGTTTGGTGCGCCTAGCAATGGTGTATCAACGAACAGCGCAGCGGTAGAGTTTGCTCAGGCTACGGCTTCATGGGGAACTGTGACGCATATTGGTATTCTTGATGCGCTAACGACTGGTAATTTGCTGTATCACACTCCATTAGATGTGAGTAAAGCCATTGATAACGGAGATATATTTAAGATTGCTATTGGTTCATTGTCCGTAACATTGGCTTAAACCATGCCAGCATCAGTCTGTGGACCTTTTACGCTGGAGCAACTAGACCTATTTAATAAGTCTATAGATGCTCTAGCGTTTTCTTTGGATAGTACCGTTTGGACTGATCCGAATGTATGCGTTTTATATGGCGATGCTGTTGTAAGTGGGTTAGCGACAGTCGCTTGTTTTGGGTCAAGGATTAAGCGGTTTTCTGCATCAATCAATGGTACTGCAACGGTTACAGCTTCTGGCTATCGTATCAAATTTGCTGCTGGTGCTGTTTCCGCTACAGGAACTGTTACCTGTACTCCACAGCGAGTAAGAAGTTTTGCTGCGAGTGTTAATGCTACTGCAACTGTAACCGCGATTGGTGGCAAAGTTGCTTCTGGTGCAGCATCTATTGTTGGCATTGCTACTGTTTCATGCGCTGCTAGTAAGTTTGTTGGCAGTAGTGCAAGTGTTTTCTGTTCTGCTAATGTTGTTTGTTCTCCGTCTAGGGTTCTTTCTGGAGGTGGGCAAATTACCGGATCGGCTACGGTTAGTGCTGCGTCGGTAAGAATTCGTCAAAGCGAAGCAAGTATTAACGGTATAGCTACGGTTACTGCATTAGGTGGTGTCTCTTATTCTGGTAGTGCCTCTATTATTTGTGATGCAACGGTAACTGCTGCTGGTTCTGCTGTTTATAGCCAGATTACGTCTATAACCGCGTTAGCTTCCGTATCTGCCAACGGTGCGATTATTGGGGCTGAATGGACTGATAGTGCTGTTGAGAGCGCAAATTGGCAAACAGTTAGCGACCAGAGCGATTCTTGGACTAAGGTTACCGAAACTGCACCAGATTGGACAAATCAAAGTGAAATTGTGCCTGTTTGGACTAATCAAACAGCAGGATCAGATGGTTGGTTGAGGCAATAAATGGAAAAGACAAAGATAACTTTTGGCGAGTGGTTGCCAGATCAGCCGGGAGTTGTAGGCACATTAACCCAAGCTGAGAACTGTATTCCTGTTGCTAATGGGTATGAGCCTTTACATAATGAGGCTAATCTTAGTTCTGCTGCTGCTGATACTCTTTTAACGACGTTTGCTGGCAAATTTGCTGGCGTTTCTACGTTATTTGCAGCTAGTTCTCAGAAAATCTATAAGTACAACGGTACTACCATTGCATTAGACCCGATTAACACGACTGGTTATACGGCAACTGAATCATGGGATGTCACTCAGTTCGGTTCTAGGGTGATTCTTGCTAATGGTAAGGAAAAACTACAGTCTTTCACGTTAAATATCAGTACGGCATTTGCTGACTTATCGGCAGACTCTCCTACGGCTAAGTATGTGACGGTTGTCCGAGACTTTATCATTGCTGGTAATGCGGCTAATTACGAGAACAAGCTGTATTGGTGCGATCTTAACGACCCGACAGACTGGACTCCAGCAGCGACATCACAGGCTGATACGCAGGTTATCCCTGACGGTGGGGATATTATGGGTATTACAGGTGGTGAATTCGGCGTTGTGTTGCTAGAGAGCGCAATTTACCGGATGAGCTACGTTGGGAGTCCGTTATTCTTCCAATTTGACGCTATTTCACGTTCTCAAGGCTGTTTATCCGCTGGTAGCGTGACGCAGTACAAGAATATGACGTATTTCTTGGCTCAAGATGGGTTTTATGTCTGCGATGGTCAGTCTGTGCAGTCAATTAGTAGTCAAAAGATTAACAAATGGTTCTTTGATAATGCTGCTGTCAATGATATTGACCAGATGTCATCAACGGTTGATCCGATCCGCGAGTTAATTATCTGGTGCTTCCCATCACAGGCTGGTGGGAATATGTTGCTGTTTTATAGCGTACCGTTACAGCGTTGGTCTTATGCGTTTACGACTGCAAAAGCTATTGCTGTGACCATTACACCATCGGTAACCCTAGAATCGTTGGATAACTTCAGTATTTCTATTGATGCTTTGACAATTTCACTTGATGATCGTCAATGGGCTGGCGGTAACTCGATTTTCTCTGGCGTATCAGGTGGTCGAATTATTACTTTCTCCGGCACAAACAAGACTGCATCGATTATCACAGGTGAAATAGACATTGGCAGATCAGTTATTACGTTGGCAAGACCGATAGTTGATATGGGTAGCGGTAGTGTTGCTGTTGCTGCTAGAAATCTATTGTCTGATGCTATTACGTTTACTGATCCAATAGCCGCTGATTCTGAGGGTCGTTGTTCTATCCGTCGTGCTGGTAGGTATATCAGGGTTGAGACTATTCCGACTGGTGCTGACTGGAAAACGGCTGTTGGCGTTGAGGTCGATGTTGTTCGTCAGGGTGCAAGATGACACAGTTTCGTTCCCTTCCTCCGTTTGGTGGTGACGAACGTGCTGTTGCCGAGGTTGTACGCGGCATTATGGATGGAAAGACCAATAACACAGGAACGCTTACCTTAGCGACTGGCAATGCCACTACAACAACCCTGTACGACGAGCGTATAGGCTATGACAGCCTAATTTTCTTTGTTCCGGTATCTGACGCTGCTGAGACTGATTCAGCTCCTTATGGAGCGTTTCAAAGCGTTGTAGATCAAACTATTACGGCTAACACAGCCACAGCAATGACACTTGATACAACTGATTATTCTAATGGTGTGTACATTAGCAATAGTTCAAGAATCAATGTGAGGGATTATGGTATTTATAATTTGCAATGGTCTGGTCAATTTCAGAATACAGATACTCAATTGCATGATGTTAGCGTTTGGTTAAGAAAGAATGGGTCAGATGTTGGTGGTTCGACGGGATTTATTTCTGTTCCTAATAGTCATGGCGGTGTTGATGGTCACGCTATTGTCGGTTGGAATTATTTTATTGAGTTACAAAAAAATGATTATGTCGAGCTTTACTGGTCAGCAACTAACGCAGCAATTAGTTTACAGTTCTATCCGACACAAACTAGTCCAACCAGACCAAGTACGGCTTCACTTATAGCAACAATGAATTATGTTGCTCCTGCTGCAACATCTAATTTATATGTTTCTGATAGGCAACAAGGCTCTGCTACAGTTACACATTGGGCAAATAATACGGCAAACAAAACTTACGGATACATCATAGTCGGATGACGGAATTTAACTTTATACCGCAACAGGAGCTTAGGAATTGGTGGGCAACGATAAAGCCGGGGTTAGATGAGATTAAGCTAAAAAGTCCTGAACCTTGGATAGTTGAGGATGTTTACGTCGATCTGTTTAACCAGAAATCGATGCTGTGGATAGCGTTAGAAAACAAGCATTTTGCGGGGTTCTTTGTATTGCAGCCGCTAGGTCATGAATTGCATATTTGGGCTGCTTGGACGCTAGAAAATGATTATCAAGTGGTTGAAAAGGGTTTACAATTCATTAAGAATATGGCACAGAATTCTGATGTCAAATACTTAACCTTTTCCAGCCACCGACAGGGTTGGCAACGTAGGGCGAGTCATTACGGATTCCGTCCTAGAAAATGGATTTGCGAGGTGTGATATGGGTGGCGGTGGACAGTCAAGCGAAACAAAAATAAGTGAAGAATTTAAGCCTTATATTACTTTTGCGCTAGACGAGGCAAAAAAGCGGTATATGGCAATGCCGGAAGTTCCTGAGACTCTGGCAGTTGGTCCATCTGCTACTACTCAGCAAGCTATGTCTATGGCTGAACAGAGGGCTTTAGCTGGTTCTCCGTTGACTCGTCAGGCTCAATCTACCGTCATGAACATGATGGGGAATTACAGTCCTTACGAGGCTGGTTATCAGCAGATATATGGGCAAAGAAGCCCGTATGAAGCTGGCTATCAACAAATGTTTGGTCAGGCTTATACCGACCCATCTAAGACGTTTTACGAGCAGCTAAGAGCAGGTGCGATGCAGAATGAAGCACTAGGCGGTATGCGTCAAACTGCTGGAGGTGCTTATCTAGGTGCTAATCCTTATCTTGAGGGTGCATTAGCCCAATCTAACCGTTTAACGACAGAGGCTTTACAAGAGGGATTGAGAGGTCTTGAGAGCAGAACTGCACAGGCTGGTCGTTATGGTTCTGCTGCTGAGGCTCAATTAGCTGGCAAGGCTACTGATGCTGCTGCTAGGGCTATGCAAGAGGCTAATCAGCAAGCCTATCTCCAGAACTACATGGCTGAACGTGGTTTGCAAGAAGCTGCACAGGCTCGACTTGGTGGATTCTCTCAGCAAGACATCATGAACCGTATGGCTGGAGCGCAACAATTAACATCTTCAGGGCAGCAGGAATTTGCTAACCGTATGGCTGCGTTACAAGGTGGTCAAGGAGTTTATCAGCAGAATATCGCTAATCAAATGGCTGCATTGCAAGGGGCGCAAAATATTTATCAGCAGAATCTAGCTAATCAATTTGGTGCTGCTCAGTATGCACCTACATTAGCGGAACAAGATTATGCAGATATTCAGAAATTGCTGAAAGTTGGTCAAGGTCGTGAGGCTTACGATCTACAAGGAATTCAGGGTCGTTTGGCTGCACAAGAGTTGCCATTACAAAGGTTGCAACAGGCTGCTAATGTCTTTTATGGTGCGCCATTGGAAACGACTACGACTTCTGGTGGGGGTAAATAATGAGTGGCATGGAACCGATGCTCATAGGAGCGATGTTAGGTGGTGGCGTATCTGCTGCTAGAGGCGGTAATCCGCTTAAAGGTGCGTTGTTGGGTGCTGTAGGTGGTGGCATAGGTGGTGCGGCTTTAGGTGCTGGTAATGCGGCTGCTACTGCTGGTATGACTGGCGCTAGTGCGGTTCCAGTTGGTGCTAGTAGCCTTACAACATTACCCGCTACAGGTGCTACTGGTGTATTTGCTACGCCTACGATGCCTGTTTTTGCGTCAACAGGTGGATCAACAGGGCTTATTCCATCGATAACTGCTGCTCCTACGTTAATGGATAGGCTTAGTGCTGCGACCAAGTTTTCACAAGAAAACCCTTTCCAAATGAATCTAGCATCAAACGTGATGCAACAAGATGCTCAACGGGATGCACAGCGATTGGCTGAGATGAGAGCTAGATCAGGTTTAATGACTGGTAAGCAAATACCAACCATGCCACAGCAAAGATCGAATTTCGGTGTACCGCAGCTTAGTCTTATTTAGGTGACACTATGGCAATAGAAGATTACATTCCTAACATCTTTGGCGGTGTTCCAGTAGGTTATGAAGGTTTATTAGGTCCTGAACAATCTGCTGCGCTACAAAAACGAGCTAATTTAGCAGGATTGTTAGGTGGCGTAGCTGCTCTAGCTCAAGGTATGGGTGCTGGTGGTGCGCCACGTTCTCCTTTCCAGAATATAACTTCTGCACTAGCGGCTGGTTTTGGTGGTGCTGGACAGACGTATCAGCAAGGAATCCAAAACTTAATACAGCAACAGCAATTTGGGGCGCAGCAGCGTCAAATGGCAGGGATTCAGGCGATGAAGCTGAAATATCCTGATCTGGCTGATGAGTTTGATACGAATCCAGTTGGTGCTTTCCGTATCGTTGCTGAACGTGAGGCAGCAGAGAGAAAGCCGATTACGCTTAGTGAAAATCAAACAGTTATAACGCCACAAGGCAAGGTTATTTTCGCTGGCACACCAAAAGCAAAGGCTGAAATTATCAATTCAGATGAAGCTATTGCGCTTGGATTGCCAGAGGGAGCCGTTTATCAGAGAAAGCCTACTGGAGAAATTGAGCTTGTCGCTGGAACAACTCCAAAGACAAAAGCAAAAATACTAACTTCAGATGAGGCAACTCAATTCGGCTTGCCTACTTCTGGTGGTCAAAAATATCAAGTTGATGCAAATGGGAAAATAGATTTAGTACAAGGCACAGCTATTAACAAACCTGCCACAAGCATTGAGGAATACCAATTTTATGTTTCTCAAGGTGGGAAAAAGACTTATGAGCAGTTCCTAAAAGAAAAAATCCCTAGTACAAATATCAATGTAATGCCTCCGGGTGCAGTTCCTTTAGGTAAAGAAGGCGCAAACAAAGTAGATACTCAGTTGCTTGAGTTGGGTCAGAATCGCTTGAATCTACAAAGCATTGCATCAAACTTTAACCCTAAATATTTGGAAAAGCCATTCCAATTAAAAATGGAGGCTGTTGCTGGTCTAGAAAGGCTTGGAAAAAAGCCAACACCAGAGCAAGCTATTGAATTAAGAGATTATGCTGAATTTGCTCAAAACTCTTATAACCAGTTAAATAGTTATATAAATATGATTACTGGTGCTGCTGTAGGTTCTGGCGATGAGGAAGCCCGTATTAGAAAAGGTGTTCCTGATCCGCAGAAAGATAGTCCGACTCAGTTTTTATCAAAGTTACAAGCAAAGATCAGAGAAGGTCGGCTATATGAGGCAAGACTTGGATATATTAAGCAAAACGGTTTGAAATTAACTGATGTTGATGTTAATAAAATACCTACATTGATGCGTCAACGTGAGGCAGCGTTAAAGGGTGACAATAAATTGTTTGGTGGTAAAGCCTACAATGACAAAGACGCTAATCACAAGGCAATCGTCAGGGCTATTTTGTCGCGTGAATTTGGCTTAATGGAGTAATCATGGCTATTACTGATGAATTGCTTTACGGTGATAGTACAAGTAAACCTGCTGCATCTAGCAATGTAACGGATGAGTTGCTTTATGGGAATAAGGCAACTTCAGGTAAGCAAGTTGGTTATGGTCAATTTGCGCCGATAGAGCCTATGCCTAAAGCCATATCAGACCCATCTAAGGGCGCGAGTATGGTTACTGCTTTTATGGGTGGCATCCCTACAGACAAGCAAGCGGCTGTTAATTATTTTGCTAAACAGCGTGGCATATCTCCGAATAGATACCGCATTATTGATGGTGACATTGCTTATCAGGCTGATGATGGCAAGTTCTATAAAGAAGTTTCTGGCTTAGGTGCTACTGCTGCTTACTATGCTCCTGATGTAGCAGAGATGGTTCCTGACGTTACTGCTGGTGTCGCTTTGGCTCCGTTAGCGATAACAAGCCCAGTAGGTACGGCTGCGGCTGCTACTGGTGTCGGTACTGTTGCTGCTGGAACAAATTATTTACGGCAGAAACTTGCACAAAGCATAGCGGGTCAAGAGGTTGATCCGTTTCAAGTAGGTGTTTCTGGCTTATTGTCGGGTGTTGCTGAATTAGCTCCTGCTGTTCGCAAGGGTTTCCAAGAACGTAGACTGGCGCGGGATATTGCTCAGGTTGATCCTAAGCTAGTTGCATCACTTAGAGCTAAGTCAGGTCAGTATGGAATCCCATTAACCCCGGGGGAGTTGACTAACCTATCGTCTTTGTTAGGTCAGCAGAAGGTTATGGGGAATGTTGCTGAATCATCTAAAGTAATGCAGCAGTTCTATAAAGAAAGAGAAGCTAAGGTACAGAGTGCAGTGGATGACTATCTGTCAACTATTTCTCAGGTAGAGGATGCTGCTGTTGCTGGTAATCGAGGTGTTGCTGCATTAGAGAGTCAAAAACAGAAGCTAATCGCTGATAGGGATGCAGCCGTTACCCCTATCTATGAAAAGGCATTTGAATTATCTGTTCCTGTTAATACTGCTCCAGTATTGAACCAGATTGACAATATGCTAAAGACGCAGCCTCCTACTGGTCGTGCTGCTGGTTATTTGCGAAAAATAAAAGATTTGCTGCAAAAGCCAGAAATTGATGCAGAAGGTAATACCTTAAAGACATTTGTTCCAGAAGACCGCCTTCCTAATTTGCAAAACTCAAAGTTCGAGATTGACGCGATGTTCAAGGAAGATGCGTTTAGTTCTTTAGATAAGACGGTTCAGGCAAAGCTAACAGCAATCAAGAACAACCTGCTAGAACAGATGGGTAAGGAGAACCCTGACTACATTGCTGCGAATAGAGCATTTGAGAGACTATCTCAGCCTATTAACGAGTTCAATGAGCGTATTACAGGCGTTTCGTTGATGCAGATGTCTCCTGACAATCTGAAGAACTTTGCAAACCGTATATTTGCTAATCCAAGTCCGGGAACGATCCGTTACGCTAAACAGCAGATTGTTGCTGGTGGTGGCGAGGAAGCATGGAACGCTGTAACTAGGGCTTTCCTAGAGGAGCAATGGACACTAGCTAAGAAGCCAGCAAAGACTCAGCAAGGTCTAAAGTTAGATACTGGTAATACTTGGCAAAACATTATTATCGGCGATCCTAAGCAGATGAAGGCTATGCAAGCCGCATTGTCGCCAGATCAATTTAAGGCATTGCGTGATTTAGCTGAGGTTTTAGAGGCTGCTGGAAGGGCTAAGAAACTAGGTTCAGATACGGCATTTAATCAGCTAGTGACTGAGGAAATGTTTAAGAATCCTCCTATTACAAGCATTACAACCGGTGTTGCTAGAACTGTTGGCGGGATTAAACTAGATCAACCTGCTAAGGTCTTGGCAGATTGGGCTATCCGTAAAGATGCTGCTGTAAATGCTGAACAAATTGCTAAAATTATAACAAGTCCAGACGGAATTAACAGACTCAAAGAATTGCGGAAAATGTCTCCTACATCGGCAAAACGTTGGGCTGGCACTGCTCAATTATTAACTGATTACGGAATGTTAGAGTCAAGGGAATAATCATGCCAAAGACAAAGATTAGCGAGTACAACTCGAACCAAGCACTAAACACAGACATCAATAGCATTAACATTGATGAAGGCTGTGCGCCTAGTGGCATTAACGATGCTATCCGTACTTTGATGGCACAGTTAAAGAATTTCCAAGACGGTAGCTCTGGAGATAATTTAACTAATACTGGCAACCTGATCCCGACAAAGATTCGTTCAGGTTCATCTACGGATTACACTATTGCTGGTGCTACAACGACTAACCATATTCTTAACGGTACGAGCGTAGCAGGTAGCTTGACCGAGATTATGTGGGAGGCTAGTGCTAACGGTGCTGATCTCCGTATGCTGAAGTCTCGCGGTGCTTCTATCGGTACTAATACGATTGTTCAGTCTGGTGATGCTCTAGGTCAGATTCGATTCGCTGGTGCTGACGGTACTGCTTTTGATGAAGCAGCTAAGGTAATGGTTAAGGTTGATGGGAACCCTAGCACTACCAGTATGCCAGGGCGTATTGAAACTTACACTACAGGGTCGCTATCGACGACTCCTACTCTGCGGACTACGGTTGACTCAAAGGGTAACTTAGTCCTGAATAGTGGTGCAATTATCGAGCGTCGAGAGGCTGTATCTGCGTCTGATATTGATTTGTCTAAGGGTAATTACTTTACCAAGACCATTAGCGGAACCACGACGTTTACTGTATCTAATGTTCCGACTTCAGGAAGTGTGGCTAGTATTATCCTAGACCTAACGAACGGTGGTTCTGCAACGATTACATGGTGGTCTGGCACTAAGTGGGTAGGTGGAACTGCTCCTACGCTTACTACTAGCGGTAGAGATGTCTTAGGATTCTTTACTCACGATGGTGGTACTACTTGGTCAGGTTTTGTAATCGGCAAGGATGTTAAATAATGGCAGCGCATGATCTGTTAATGGCTGCTGCTGGTGGTAGCAAAGAACCAAAGGTTCTTGCCTTTGCTCATTCTGGATCACCGGGTGTAACAGCATTTTCGTGGACTAAAACAGGATTTTCTGGAGTTTATTCACAACCAGCAACCATACCTGTTGGGAATGGAAATGGAATAGCTTTTAGTCCTTCTAGGACAGTCGTAGCTGTTGCTCATTCTGGATCGCCGTATGTAAGTGCCTATCCTTGGACTTCATCAGGTTTTGGAACTAAATTTAGTAATCCTGTTACAGCGGTAGCAAATAATGGGAACACTGTTTCTTTTAGCCCTGCGGAAGATGCAATAGCAATAGGAAGCAGTAGCTCTCCATTTATCCAAGTATATCCCTGGTCAAGTTCTGGCTTTGGCACTAAATTTGCCAATCCTGCTACATTGCCACCAAATAATGTTCAAGGAGTTTCATTTAATCCTGCGGGAACAGCTATAGCAGTTGCTCATCAGACTACGCCGTTTATTAGTGTTTATCCTTGGTCTAGTAGTGGATTCGGTACTAAATTTTCTAATCCAGCAACATTGCCTACTGGTGATGCTACAGGAGTAGCATTTAGTCCGGCTGGAACTGAGATAGCTGTTACCCATTTAACTGCTCCTGCTATAACTGCATATCGTTGGAGTGGTTCTGGATTTGGAACTAAGTTTTCTAATCCAGCAACTTTACCTACTGTTAATGGTACAGGGGTAGCATTTAGTCCTTCTGGAACAGAAATAGCTGTTACCCATAGTGCATCACCTTATGTTACTGCATATCCTTGGTCAAGCTCAGGTTTTGGTACTAAGTTTAGCAATCCATCACCCGGATTAACAAATAACGCACTATCTGTAGCTTTTAGTCCTGATGGATTTGCTATTGCAATAGGAACCGCGCTTAATGCTGATGCTTCTTATAATATATATGCTTGGTCATCTAGCGGTTTTGGAACAAAATTTAATGATAGTGCGAAATTACCCAATGATACTAATGGTGTCGCATGGGGAACTATAGGAACTCCACAATCGCAAAATTATCTTGCATTTGCTGGAGCAACAACTGCGCTAAATTTATATATTTATAAAACTGGTACTGCTGCTACTTTAGAATATGCAGGTGCGTCGAGTGTTCCATCTGGACCAAATAGAGTAAGAATCAGCCCTAATAATAATTCTATTGCATTTGTATCTGATAGTACGCAATATGTAACTGCATATCCTTTATCTATTAATGGATTTGGAACTAAATATTCTAATCCTGCAACACTTCCAGCTAGTGCTAGTAAAGGAGTTGCTTTTTCTCCATCTAGTGATGCAATAGCTGTAGCTCACGACAACACGCCATTCGTTACTGCGTACCCTTGGTCTAGTTCTGGTTTTGGTACTAAATTTAGTAATCCATCAACATTGCCAACTGGTAACGCCAAAGATGTTGTATTTAATCCTGCGGGAACAGCCATAGCGGTTGCTCATGCTACTACACCATTTATTTCTGTATATGCTTGGTCAAGTAGTGGCTTTGGTAGTAAATTCGCTAATCCAGCAACTTTACCTACTGGTCAAGGAAATGGGGTCGCATTTAGTCCAGCAGGAACAGAAATTGCTGTAGCTCATACAACTACGCCGTTTGTAAGTGCATATCCTTGGTCTGGCAGTGGTTTTGGTACTAAGTTTAGTAATCCTGCGACTTTACCGGGTACTACTGGATTATCTTTGGCTTTTAGTCCGGCTGGAACAGAAATAGCTATAGGATCAACAGGAACCCCATTTATTCAGTCATATCCTTGGTCTAGTTCTGGTTTTGGAGCAAAATTTAGTAATCCTGCTACATTACCCGGCGATGCTGTTAATGATGTGGCATTTTCTGCTGATGGTTTAACATTAGGATTAGCTGTAACAGCAACAAGTGGATCAAATAGGTTATATAACTGGTCTAGTTCTGGATTTGGTTCATTGATACAAAGTCTTACTGGCACTCGTCGTGGTGTTGCTTTTGGTACTTATAACCCTTAATTGGAGGATTTGTGGAAGAAAAAATGACTCGGCAAGATATTCTGGTGAAATCGCTTGATGCTCGTGAGCAAGAAGTGATGCACTATCAGATCAACATAGACAATTACACACTAGCCATAGCGGAAATAGAAAGTATGTCTCCTGATGATCGAGCCGAATTATCCGCATTTTCTGAGCAACTTCGTACTTTATTGGCATCAGAGAAATTAGAGCAAAAGAAAGCCAAAGTCATGTTGGCTGTTATCAAAAAGCAAATGGAGTAAGCTATGTTTGCACTTGTACAAGATGGTGCGTTAGTAAGGTATCCATATACTCTTACTGACTTACGTTTAGCGAACCAGAATGTTAGCTTTGCGGCTAACGTAGATGATGAGACTTTGGCATCATTTGGGATGGTTCGGGTAATTACTGTGGATCGTCCTAACGTAACGGATGGTCAGGTTGTAGAAGAAGGTCAGCCAATATTTAGTGATGGTAATTGGGTTCAAACATGGGTAGTTCGTGACCTTAGTGAGCAAGAAGTCCAGCAGCGTATGGATGCTGTTCGTAACGAGCGTAATTCGTTACTAGCTGCTTCTGACTGGACTCAACTAGCTGATGCTACCGTTGATAAGGCTGCTTGGGCTGTTTATCGTCAGGCATTGCGGGATATTCCACAACAGGCTGGATTCCCCTACAATGTTACTTACCCTGTAACTCCATAAGGGGCTGAAAATGTCTGGTCAAGGCGCAGCACCAACTAACGCTATGCAAGCGTATCCTCAGCAGGCTAGGTTTGCTCCTAACCCATTTACCCTGAACAAGCCTTCTGGTGGGATGTTCCAGCAGCCAATGATGCAATTTGGTATGCCTATGGCTATGCTTCAGAGTTATGGTCAGTATGGCGGCTATGTGCCACCTACTCAACCTGCGTTCACTCGTCCACAAAATGCGACTGTAACGACTACTCAGGCTGAACAGACTCCAGGTTATGTTCCTGCTGCTCCTGTAACTACAGTTACTTATACAGAAGAACCTAATCAACCAGTATTTCAAGGTGGATCGGCACAGTTTGCTGGTCCTATCACGTTAAATAAGGCTCAACAGCGTGGTAGAGAGCTAGTTTCTGGTAGTCCATTTCAGTTTACGGCTCCTACTAATGTCAGTCTGCGTCAAGGCTTAGGTGCTGATCTACAGGCTCTGCAAGGGCAATTTGTGCCTTCCAGCGCAAATTTATACAATAGACGCGGTAAGTTAATTAGCGGCGCGGCTAGAAATTACAATCAACAAATGGCAGCTCTCTCGACTAATCAAGATTATCAAAAAGCAGTAAGAGACTTGATGCAGCGTGAGGGTCTTGGTGGATTATTAGGTGCTTAAAATGTCTGATATTGATCCTAAAGAGTTTGGTGCGTTACAGGCTGATGTTCGTACTTTAATCAACGAAATCCATATGCTGCGTCAGGAAATGGCACAGGTTAATGCCGTTATCAACAAAAGCAAAGGTGCTATGTATATGCTAATGGCTTCCTCTGGATTGGTGGGCTCTGCATTTACTATCTTTGTAACGAAAGCATTTGGTCTATAAGATGTGATCGACCCTGTAACAATTGCTGCGGCTTATAAGGCTTGTACTACAGCGATTGATCTAGCAAAGAAGGGTGTAGAGCTTTACAAGCAGATTAAAAACACTAGCGGTGACGTTAGTGATGTACTTAAAGACTTAAAAGAGCAGTATCACAAGATCGTTAATCCTAGTCCTGAGCAGAAGAAGCAATATAACGAAGAAGTTAAAAGAGTTCAGGAAGTAGCTAAGTCAACCCCTGACGATGTACTTAACGATATATGGTCTAACCTTGGCAACTTTATCGATCAGTACGAAGCATTAGCAAAGATATATGTCCAGAGTGAGGCTGAGTCAAAAGAGGTATATCGAGGTGATTTATCGTTAGGACGTAGAGCATTAGAGCGAATCCGTTTGGAGTCTAAGCTAAACGAGATGCTGGCACAGGTTAGAGAACAGATGGTCTATAACACGCCACCAGAGCTAGGATCGGTATGGTCTAGGTTTGAAAAGGCTTGGGTAGATATACAGAATGAGCAGGCTGATGCACTAGCAATAGAGACTAGGAAAGTTCAGGCGGCTAGATGGCAACGAAGAAGGGCGATAAATCGCCTCAAAAGTCGGCTGGTATGGATTGGAGCAGTCGTGTTCGTAATAGTGTGGGCAGTGGGTCTGATGTGGCTAATAACTCAAAGCGCGATTCAGAAGATGTACCTTGGGCTTTGATTACAGTAGTAATGGCTGTGATCCTGATGTTCTTTATCGTCATGCCTGTATTAGCGTTCATGTACTATGATATGGTAATGGCAACAAATGCTGCGGTGCATGAAGTTAAAAAGATGCAGCAACTAAGACGAGAAATCCTAGAGGAACGGATGTATGGTCGATAGAAAAGCGTTCAAAGCCTTTATTCCTCATTCTAAGTACGCAGATCATTGGTATGAGGCTCTGTTTGGCTCACAGACAGAGTTAGGTGGTAAATCACTCCTCGAAGAATACGAGATTACGACTCCACAACGAATAGCTGCTTTCCTAGCCCAATGCCACCATGAGTCAGGTGGATTTGTCTGGCTCACAGAGAACCTGAACTATAGTGCTTTAGGACTTCTTAAAGTATTCCCTAAATATTTTCAGACAGACTCACAGGCTAAGTCCTACGCTAAACAGCCGGACAAAATAGCTAATTACGTCTATGCGAACCGTATGGGTAACGGTGATGAAGCCTCTGGAGATGGTGCTAGGTACAAGGGTCGAGGATTGATCCAGCTAACAGGCAAGGATAATTACTTCTGGTTTGCTGCTTCCTTAGAGATGACTCCAGAACAAGCCTCAGAATATACACAGACGTTTGAAGGTGCTTCTCAGTCTGCTTGTTGGTTTTGGGAGACTAATAAGCTCAATCGATTCGCTGATACCGGAGACTTGAGAGGCATGACGAAGGTGATTAACGGTGGTTACAAGGGAATGGAAGATAGAGAGGCTCAGTATGCGCGTGCTTTACGTTTGCTTGGTGCTTAGTCTGTTTGGATGCGATAGGTTTCGTTATCCTTGCCAAGACCCTGATAATTGGGAAACTAAACAATGCAAAAGACCATATTGCGCTGTTACCGGAACCTGTCCAGACCAGCTAATGAAGCCAGAGGAAATTAAGGATGAACCCGTTAAAGTTAATCAGCCAGTTTCTTGCCCTGACGCAGGAACAGCACGATGCGGTAATTAAGTTTTGTATCGCTGTAACCTTCTGCTGTACGGTCATTATTATGGTCGGAGTGTCACTCTATAGTGTTGTATTTGTGACACAGCCTATGAACGGTATGGCTCCTGCTGATAAGCAGTTCTTCCTGATTCTGAGTGATATGTCTAAGTATATCCTCGGATCGTTAGCGACACTCCTAGCGGTTAAGGGTAAAGATGCTTTGCCTCAGTTTATTCCTCCGAATCTATCGACTGAGAAAGAGCGTTTAGATACTCCACCACCACCTAAATCACCTAGTCCTATGCAACAACGTATAGAGCCTATGATTTCTAGCTCACCAGTAAGTTATAACGGCAAAGCTGCTCCTGAACAACCACCACACCCGGAGA